GTGAACCCAGTAAGACTCATGACCTTGTCGGTCTTGTTGTCGTACTTGTTACGAAAGATTGTTAGATTCAAATTATCCATCATACCGGCATGATATCAGAAGATATCCGATTCGTAAACAACATCGATGTCTTCGTTTTCGTCCGACACCTCGATCAACCGGATCGACGTAAACCGCGGGAGCACGTACCCGTTCGCCTTGAGGAACTGTCCAAATGCCACGAGCATCTCATTCGTCGAGGCATTGTCTGAGATCGTCATTTCGATAGTCGGACGGACCGTGACAAATACGTCAGTATCGGGGGTAGATATAAACTTTACACTCATCCCATCAGATCCTCTAGTGTGTTCTGTTTTTCGACCTGCCACCCAATGGCATCAAAAATCGGGCGAATTGGACCGACAAACGACTTCTCGAACTGCTTGTCATAGTCGATATATTTGTGGACACCCATCTCGGGGGGCAGGTACGCGGGGTACGATATCACATTTGATCGGACAGGGTTTGGCATCTTGAGGTACGTGAACTTGACCTTGTCGCCACCCGTTATCTTCTGATACTTGTGCCCATTACCGTACCCATCGACCCACTTATTGTACACAAGTGCACCTCGCACATGGATTGGTGTACCGAGTTGGTGTACGGTAACAGGATCTGCCCACTTGTCAATATCCGAAATACTACGGGGGAATGATACATCCTCGGGTGACAGGGTTTTGAAGTGGCTCTTAAATGTCTGGACCGCTTCTTGTGACTTCTCCTCGGACCCCGAGATGATGACCTTGAACAGTTCCTTGAGTGCCGTCCGGCAGACCGATGGGGTCGATGACTTGATCGCCTCGATGCCCATAATCTTGAGTTTGGGATCTGCGTACCGAACACCCTCGTTGTCATGGACATTGAGGATATACCGTTTTTTGGCCGTCCAGATACCACGGTCGGCAATGACCTCGCGAGACATTTCCATCCGGTTCTCGTACCCACCAAACTGGCGGTACATCTGATCGTACGACTCACTGATAACCCCCTCGATCTTGTCGCGGCACACCGAGTCAATGAAGTCGACGGGGTTTGAGGGATTAAACTTATCGACCAGACTCCCCATGTTTACGTACAGCGAATCAGTGTCAATGGCAATGATATAGTCGACGTCACTGGTCTCGTTGATCTTGTTCATATACTGGTTGACTGCTCGCTCGGCCCACTGGATCGCCATTCGCCCTGACGCCGTAATCCCATCGGCCATGCGCATCGAGAAGTACCGAAAGTATTTGTTTGCCATTGCACCGTACAGAGAGTTGAGCAGGATCTTGATACTCATCTGCTCGTTCTCCAACTGCCCGATATCTCTTGCTGCATCGGGGTCAGTCGAACCAACGTTATTCTTTTGCTTGTCGAGCATGGCCTTCTTGACGACTTTGCGTTCGTCATAATACGACGAAATGATTTCGGGGATCACGCCACGAACATCGGTGCGGAATCGTGCGCCATTTGCGGCAAGTGACTCTCCGGGTGAGTTTTATATTTCGGATTGAAGACACCGATCCACCGTTACACCATCGACATTAGAGTCCCCGATCATCGTCTCGGGGGACATATTGTACTGAACGATGATCGATGGGTACAGTGAGTTAAGGTCAAAGGACGTGACCCAATTATGCAGACCGACCTGCGGGTCCTTGACATATGCCCCTTCGTAATTGCTCTTGTGGGTATCTTCGTTTGGTGGAACGACGATATTCCGATTCATCAGATACCGGTAAATAATCGTGTCCCAGATCGCCGTTGTCCCAAAGGTGTCGCCATAATTCACGCCACCACGGTATGCCATCGTCATTGCAAGGGTAATGAGCCCGAGCTTTTCTTCCATCCGATCGACCAGTTCCACATCACGGATGTTGTAGTCAATGAACAGTTGGTAGTCCCGCTCATACAGGTCATCGAGGTCCGAGAACTCTTCGTACGATAGTTTCCGCTCACCGAGCACCGAGTTGGCCACCGTGTCGAGCCGGTAGTTCTCCTGCTCACCGTACGTGTATGCAAACTTCTTGAACAAATCGAGGTAATCCATCTGCTGGATACCCGTCAAGATGTATGCCTCGCGCGGCTTTCTCATTAGCATGACGGTCCGCTGATTCACGACACGCCATGGGGATAACTTGTTCACCATCTCGGTCCCAAGGACCCGACCGATACGGTTGACCATATACGGGATATCAAACAGTTGAGTGTTCCACCCCGTAATGATGTCGGGTGAATGTGCATCAGAATCCCAATGGTCAAGGAACTTGATCAGGAGGTCTGCCTCACTATCACACTTCGTGTACTCGATCGTATGGTCTGTGTTCTTTGTCGGGTCATAATCTTTGAGGCCCCACACATAGTATACCGAGTCATTTGCATTCTTGACGGTGATAGCCGTGACGGGCTGTTTGGCCTCTTCGGGGCGTGGAAATCCGTCGTCGTTGGTCGCAACCTCGATATCGATCGACGTGATGTTAACGAGCCTTTGGTCAAACTCGATCTTCTGAGGGAACTTGTCGTAAATAAACTGGGCGACAAAGTTCTGATTACCATAGATCTTAAAGTTCTCGATCTCACTGTGCTGATCGATAAACTTCATGGCATCGCGGATATGATCAAAGCGTCGTGGAACGACATTCACGCCATCAAGGGACTTGTACTTAGATTCCTTTTGCGACGGGAGATACAGGGTCGGTGAGTACGGGACCTTGCCGGTCACCCGCTTGCCTGTATTGAGATCGTATCCGCGGTACAGGATATTTTTCCCGTACCGGTTAACGCACGTGTAAAACTCCATTCGTCATCCTCACTACCATTGATATAAAGATACCCCGCAAGTATATCAGACTCGCGGGGTACGTGTAAACTCAAATGACAGAGTGGGGATTAAGTGACGATCTTCTGTTCGGGGGCAAAGACCTTGGAGAACATGCTCTGGTACTGCTGACTAAGCTGGTCGATTGGTTCGGTCACGAACATTACGTCCTTCTCACCGATTTCAACACCCTTGGTCGATGCCTCGGAGTACGGGACAAACGGCGCGAGCCCAAGGGAGTTTGATTCCGTCGGGATAAGGATCGCGATGTCTTTGAGTGTGTACACGGTACCGCGCGATGAAGTGGATTCGGCACTCGTTACCGTGCAAATAAGTTCTTCACCAGTGGTAAGGCGCATGATCTTCGTTTCAGGTGTCGACATAATATACTCCATTGTATAGAGGGAAAAGAACCCCCGAGCAGCCACGCGGGCTGACGGGGGCCGTGTTGCTAGGTATTTAGCTCTCTTGATCAATCAAATCGATTAACGTTTGCTCGATCTGACCAAAATCATACAGGTGAAACTTGTTGTGTGTCTTGCGCAGATCGCGAACAAACCGCGTTGTCGCAAATCCATTGTATGTCATGTAGTGGAGAATCCCCGGGAGATCGCGGAGTGGATACTTGAGCGACGGGCCAACACCACAGATCTTCATGTACCGGTACAGGCCACCGAAGTCGGAGTACGATGGCGTACCGATTCGGATATCTGCATACTTGCGAAGACGTCGAGGCGACAGGCAAAGCTGGCTAATCCCACCAGAATAATCGTCCGTGTTCTTGAAGTGCTCGTAGTACCCGGGCGAAAAGCTGTGTGGGTACACGCCATAGTACAGACGATTAATGCCGGCTTTGGTCACTGGCCGAACCAAGTCATCGTCCTGATGGAACGGGGTGTTTACATTATCGGGACTCGACCCACCGATCAGGAGTGCCGAAGTCACGCCAATTGATGCAAGTTCTTTACTCTGGCGAGTTAACTCGGCCTTGGTCTTGAGGTTTCGCGCACCAATATGCGGAATGATTCTTTCGGGCGCGACGCCATCTCGATCGACGAGCGTTCGCACGGCCTTGGTCGTGTCCTTTAACTTAGTACCCGGGAGATGCGTGATACTAATGTAATCGGCATGTGTGAGAATACATTCCGAAACCCCCGACTTGATTACCTTCTTGGGGGTTTGCTCGACGCTAAGATTCAGTAAGGTATTTGTACTGTCCATTTTCCCAGTTTTCCTTCACTCGCTTGGCTTCATTAATATTATTCATTACCTGTGTGGAAACAACATTACCCTTCTCGTCTTTTAGGTTGACGGAGTAATGATCCCCTAGTTCGGTCTCGTATGTATACACGACGGCAGTTCTTTGATTGTATGGCATTCGGCCTCTCCTACTCTGGTCTCGATGATCCTCTTCCCTTTCCTGTATTACCGATACAGTATTTGGGCTCGAGAATCCAGTTACTTTTGTCGCGGTGCGAGATAATCTTGATCTGGCGAAGTGGCGCCGTATCGACCATCTGACCTTCATTCACGACATCAAGAAGACCCCAATCGGAAAGGAGTGTGACGATCGTGTTTCGCCGAAACAGGTCGTTTTCCATCAGGTTCGATGGCTTACCGTCAAGGAGAAACAGCTCCTTAAAGTGGACGATAAAGTAACGACCTTGCTTGTGGAGGATATGGCACGACTGAAAGAGCTTATTCTCTCGCCGCGATGCCACACCGATTCGGGTTAGTGTTTCGCGCACCTTGAGAAAGTCGTCTGGCTCACGAAGCGTCACCTCTACCATCATGGCCGGTGTCCACTCAATTGGACGGTCGGTCACCCCCGCGCTTACATGGGCAGGTGCCTCAATACCCGGCTGCTCAATCGCTGGAACCCCGAGATTCATTTTGTTTTCTGTTATACCCACCTTTACAGACCCTTCTCTTCAATTCAATAATTTGATTGTGTGTGAGTAGAGTCAGGACCTGACGGGCTTTTTCGTTTGAGCAATCATAATACTCTTTGACCACATCGAGGTCTTCCAACTCATTTGGCTTCATCCATTTTGAAAAGCGTTTCCGCTTCCTCACACTATTTAGCAAAAATGAATTTTGAAGGGCCGAGTCGATGTGGTGGTTCTTGTTCATCTCATTGGCATACAGGACCGTGTCATTGAAGTATGAGAGCGACCGATTCGTCAGATATGGGTCATACATCTGTTCGAGCAGATCCGAATGGTCCCCGTTCTGGTCGACCATGATGTTATTTTTCGAGTAGTTGATCTCATTGACAAACGAAAAGGGATTGAGGGCATTTGAATTCTTGGTATCAGTCATACTACAACCCCCTCTTACGAAGGGTCACAGTCGGCACAGTATGCCGCCAAGAATTCGTCGACGCTCATATCTTTGGAGACAGAGGTGAAATGCTTGGTCCCCGAAATGTTTTTATCGAGCGCAACGATTGTCTTTTCGCTACCACGCATCAGAGCCGCTTGCATCTTGACACGCGGCATAGAGCCTTTACCGCCCCAAACACTATTAAGCGTTTCATTAACGTCACTCAACGGGAT